TGATAAATCGGCAGTCTCTTAAATCGGCTGCGCCATTCCAGTATGGATCTATAAGAAAGGAGTTGTACGGCTCTCTTGATATGCAAATATCGCCATACTCATGGTCTTTACGGTAGTCTACCCAAGTTTCAAGCAAATTGAGACCTGTGATAACAGCACCCTTAAAAGCATTGGAAATTGTATGGTAGCCGTTTTGCGACTGCATATTCCATGTTAGAAGATCGGAAAAAATATCTGCGGTCTCTGTATCAGACCCCTCTTGTGGCTCGCAAGCTATCCCCAGCCTGTTACGCCTCTGAAAACCACAGATATTATTTACGACTCGCAGAATCTTGTTATAAACAAGCGCAGTCCTTCCCTGCCGTTGAAGATAGTTTTTTTCTTCTTCGGAATATTGACTGCCTGTGTAGAAAAGCAAATCTTTATTTGCTTGTTCGAGGTATTCCCACCATAGCGAGGACGCTTGACGGTATGCCTCTTCCCACTCACTGACAATGTTTTTATCAGTGTCTTTCATAAAGTGTACCCTAAGAGAATGTTGCGCTAATCACCTAAAGGCTTCTTCAAATATATACTTTACTATGCAATTTCCTGTAATATTTTTTTTAAATTAAACTCTCTTTCGATCGACTACACTTGACAAAGTCACGAGCATTAACCATTGCTTTTTAGGTGGATAGGTGCTAGAATCTTGGAGAATTTGGAGGATAAACCATGCCGTACGAATACCTTTACGAACTAGTCCAGCAAGTAAACCCTGCTGAATTATTCATCATCGGGATGATAGCCGGATGGAGTCATAATTCTTTAAAAAACGAGATAAAAAGCGTTAAAACAGAGCTTAAAGCCGATTTTAACAGAGAAACCAACTTTCTTAGAGGTGATATTGCCGAGCTTAGAAAGGAGCAAATACGCACCGGAGAAAGAGTAGCAAGGCTTGAAGGGCATTGCCATTTTAAAGAAGAGTTAGAGAGTTAAAACATGGAAGAATTCAAAATCTTTTAATGAGCAGCTAAAGTTACCTTTCCATATCATGCTTTAGGTCTATTACATCAAAATATCTCCATGCCTTTATCCTCTTATTTTTGATTGGCTTTCTTGCATCCCATTCTGAGCCTGTCCACCATGCAGGCTGTGTGCTGTCGTCTTCGTAAAGGATTTCTAAAAGCTCAAAAGGAACTGGATTTTTACGGTTTTTACGATCTAAAACTTTGCCTCTGTTCTTTCGATAAATCGGAACCGGTCGATTGCTGTTTGTCTCTATCCAAGGATATTTTTCAAAATTGCGCTTGTATTTCGACTTCCCACCCATCCTTAAAAATATCCTGTTGTGTGATTTGCGTTCATTTGGTAAATTTCTTCTGCGCTGACGCTAGTTTCTCCTTCGGAGAACATAGTGTACCCTAGGAGAAGGGTTTCCATCGCTTTTGTCCCATGAGAAGCCCAATTATGAAAGGGTTTGTCTGCATAAGTACCCCTCTTGTGGTCAAACTCTCTTTTATAGTTATCAAGAGCTTTGATTCCCTTTTCCGTTTTCTCTTCGTCAAACCATATCATAGGGATTGACTTTCGAATTAACTCTATGCCATCGGCCTGGCAAGCAATAGCTTTTGTAACGGTACATTGCAACCCATGCTCTTTTTCAAGAATCTCCTGCCTCGTAAACTTGTCTCGTCTCTCAAAACTTCTTCTGGCTGCATCGTGTGGCAAAAAATGCCTGTCGTAATAATAACCACGGTCATACGCATAGGATTTAATAATATTGGCATAGTGATATAGGCTCTCGTCATTGTTCTCGTAGTAGTCGATCATCCGCAAAAAGATCCCATGCTTTTGAGCAAACCATATCGCTGTAGCATCTGACAGCCCCAAGTCCCAGCCTGTACAAACCGGTAGGCTCTCGTCATAGGGAACTATTGTTATTTGCCCTCTAGCCCTGACTTTTCCCAAGATTGTGCTAAAATATCGACCCTCCTTCGTGCTTTTAAACGCCTCTTCGGGATAGGAAGGGAACTCCGCAAAAGTATCGTCACCGTTTTGCTCCCACTTCTTGACGTACCAGTTCTTTTGCTGCTGGCTTAGCGTGATTAGCTGCTTGTATTGCAGATCTTCAAAGTACTTTTGCAGGTCTTGCGGAATGTAAACTTTTTCATCTAAAAAATATGACGGCTCTTTCCACCAAGGAAAGAAAAAGAACTTGTAATCCATAGAGCTAAGGACGGCTTTTTGCTGCTCAAGCTTCTTTGCCATCTCGCAATACTCAAAAAACTTGCCCTCGTCACCCTTGGCCGTACTCTCTATAAAAACCGTTGAACCCTCGTGCAGAGTGTTTAAACAGCCTGTTACAATCTCCCTTGCCCTTTCGGGAAAGTGTGTGCTGATATATCCGAACTCCGAGATATGCAGACCTTGAAGAGTGCTAGAACGCACCGATGTAGCCACACGAATGGAAGAGCCGTTATTCCAAGCAAGCTTGTTAGCGGTCTTGCTCGTTTCCTTGAACGCCGACTTAAGATCGGGTCTGAGATTGTCCCATGCAAACCGTATCTTTTTCTCAAAGATCTCCTGTACGTCTGCCTTAGTTTGTGCAATGATTGCGCATTGCGTATTTGATCTGAAAAGTGCTTCATCTAATAACCATATGTCTATGAGTGTGGAAAATCCTAGCTGCCGAGCTTTGAGAATAACGTTTTTTTTATGTACCTTGTCAAAAAAATCTTCCTGAGCCTTTCGCATCTTGAAAGTAACAACCTGCCCATTTTCGTTTTGAATCCTGTACAGATTGTTCATTCTCCATTTTTTATCTTTGCATAGCTCAATCAATTTCTTCTTGCTGATCTCTTCCAGAATCTCCATTTTCTATGACCTCAACTTCTGCCTCTTCGATCTCTACAGTATTTCTTTGTGTGTCGACTTCCTTTAAAATCTGAGTCCATACCCCATCGCCTGAATGATGAACTTCCTTGGGCTTTTCTTCGTAGCCGATATGGTGACCGAGCTTGTCTAAAATATCTTTCAATAGTGCAATTGAAGGGATTTCGCCTTGCTCTTTGAGCTTCTTAGCTGGTGTTAGAGCTAGGTATTTAGCCCTTTCTAATGCTGCGTTGGCGATCTTGACTTTGATTGTATTAGGCATTTTTTCAAGCTTGTAATAGAAAACATGCTTATAAAAATAAGTATAGCTTAAACCCGAAAGGTCTGCTGCCCGGCCTATGTTGCCCGAAGTCTCTTCCAGATAGTCCAGCACTTGCTTCTTTGATAGCTTGACTCTTAGCCCACAGTCTTTTATTCCATGCCGTCCAAGCATTAGCTGCCATGTTTTGATTGACACGCCAGCAAGTAATGCTGCTTTAGTCTCATCGCCCTTGGCTTTCTTCATGAGCTCTTTGACTTGGCTCTTTGTAAAATCGCAAGCCTTGAGGTCTTTGTATCGCTCTAATGCTTTGATCTCTTCGTCTATCATTTCATTTTAGCCCCTGCAAAGCCTTTTAAAACTTTGCTGATCTGCTTTTTCAATGAAGCTGCGCTATCTGTGTCTACTTCAATCTTGATTGTCTCGGTCGGGTCAATTTCGGGTTCTACATTATCAATAATCGGGTCATAGCCTCCCAAGTCTTTAGGATCAAAGCCACAGTCAAGCACAAGCTCAGGATCAAAACAGTTTGCGATTATGTCATAGTCCCACTCTGCCGTTAGCTTGTTATCAAGTAAATTGATTCTTAAAAACTCTTCATCTGTTATCGGCCTTGAAGGGTACTTGACCAAGACTTTTGATACCTTGAACTCTTGCAAAGCTCGTTTGCGCTGGTGACCGCCTATAAGCCTTGAGTCTTGATCTACTATGAAGATTCCAAAATCTCCATTCTCTTCTAAGCTCTTGACTAGCGAATTGTAAAAATGATCGTCCGCTACCCTCGGATTATTTTCAAAAGGTATCAGGCTTTCAACGTCCCTTAGCTCAAACTTCCACTCAATCCCAAGTTCTTTTTTCAATTTTGCTCCCACTCTTTTTTTTGCGCCCGCATTGCTTCCGCACTTCTTTAGATGTCTTTAATCGCTTAAACTGACCGTTTTTTGGCCTTCCAGGCTTGTTTTTTAGAATAGGCTCTCTAATAGGCTCTTTCTTTAGTGCAGGCTCTTTCTTTTGCAATTGCTCAAGCTTGTTTGTATACGCTTCTGCTGTCCTATCACCAGCTTTTGCTATCTCAGGCCGTTTACTCTCTTCCTCTGTCTTCTGTCGCTCTTCTATCTCTTCTTGCGTCAAATCCCAGAATTGAACACTCATATTTTCCCAATGCTCAGCTACCCACAAGATCGGATCTGCTTTCTTTTCAACGTCATGTTTTGTAGCGTTTTGAATGAGTCGCAAAGCTTTGTAAAACTCTTGCGGATTATTGCAGCGCAAGCCTATAGTACTTAAGCCATAAACCACGCCCAAAGCGTGATATTTATCTTCAAAGGCCTCAATGAGCTTTTCAATAATCGCCTTAGCGTCATCAATATTTTTAATTTTTCGCATTTCCGCAAAGTCGAGCATGTTAACCCATTATTTGAATTGTTTTTTGATCGTCTGGCAAAATAATCTTTATAGCTTGTGGCGGCTCTTTGCCATGCTTAGAAAATATTTGAAGAAGAGGAGTTTCGTTTGTGTTGCAATCTGTAAAAGGCAAGAAATATTTTTCATTGATAGATTCTTTGCTATAAAACATTATTTCAACCAGCCTCTGCAAAATTTTAATTTCAAACTAAAACACTATAGGAATAATTTCGAAGTAACATAATGCAAATTATCAGATCCAAAAATTATTTGAATTTATTTCCAAATGTAAAGTATTTCAAAAAGATTTTAAGTAATTAATTTCTTCTTGAATCTCTTCAATTTCTTCCTTGATAGATTCAATCCATGTCATCAATTCAAATAATTGTTCTAGCTTTTCGCTTGAACCCTCAAAACTGCTAGCTAATTTTTTAATGTCAGATCTTGCCGTTTGTGACCCTTCAATTATTTCTTTTAAGTCTATGCTCAAGCTCTCAAAGAAAACCTTGTCATTCAACTTCTTTCTCTTTCACGACAAGCCCGACAAGTTCCGCAGTATCAAGTAAAATTGTTTCTTTGTCCGATAGCTCTAACTGTAAGTTCCCAACTTTTGGGACATGATATAAACTTAAAATTTCTTCTTTCGTGTGCTTGTCAGTTGTGACTTGTAAAGATCCACCATTTTTTAAGAATAAATTTACTTCTAGCATTAGCCTTTCCATATTATTAGTTTTATTGGGTACATTTCTTCTAAGATCTTTTTTTTAAT